AAAAAGTTGGTATAGTAGTACTCCAACCTGAAGGAATACTTGTTAAAGTAGAATTAGTAAAGTTATAGTTAGAAGTCCCACTAATTGTAGGAACTGCTGCAGTATAAGATTGCTGTTTATAAATTGCTACTAAAGCTACACTGTTTCCATCTGCTCCTTCGGCTCCAGTTTTTGACTTTGCAAAACTTTGTACTTTAGAAAGACTAAATGCAGTTCCATTTGCTCTTTTTCCTGCAATTGTATATGTAATTGTTGCATTATCTCCTGACATTGCTGTAGGAGCAATAGTAGTACATGTAGTAGTAGTATTACCGTTAAAACCAGATTGTGTAATTCCTGAAGCTGCTCTTGATACTGTATATTGTCCATTTCCTGCAGTACCCGTGGTAAACGTTAAAGCAGTGGCACCTTCAAATACTTGAATCGTAGTTGTTCCGTTACTAAAGTCACTAACTGTTCCAGCATTGTTTGCTTGGAAAGTATGACTTTCATTTCCTAATACAGCAGTAAGCGCGTCTGTTCCTTCTTCGACTTTTACTATTGTAATTGAATCAGAGAAACTTCCTGCGGTTGCTGTAACTGTAACTGCTGTGTTGTTTCCAAAATCAGAATTACTCAGAGTTGCGGTGTCTCCACTTCCTCCCAAAGTTACTGATGGATTAGTACTAAATGTTGTTGAATTTGATATATTTTGTCTGTTTGCTGTAAGTGTAATAGAAGAAGGGCTTAATGTAGCACTGTTTTTAGCTAACTCAAATATCTGACTTGATGTAGATAAAGTAACTGCTTGAGCGTTGTCTCCATCTTCTCCTGTATCTCCTTTTATAGATTTACTAAAAGTATATACAGATGTGAATGTTAACCCACCTGCTGTTATTGTAAAAGTAGCTGTACCTTTAGAAGCAGATACGGCTGTAGGAGTAAATACTCTTTGGTTTGATACAGTAGAAGCAGCTAAAGTTATTCCAGTAGTGCTTACTGAAACATCATATGTATTAGTTCCAACACCTCCCCCAGAGGCTGCATAAGTTAATTGAGTTGTTCCTCTATATACTTGAATTGTTGTCGCTCCTGCAGGTTCGTCTGCATTTGCAACTGTTCCATTGTTTGCTGCAGGGAATGTATGTGCTGAATTAGTATTAAATACTGTATGCGCATCTACTCCTACAGTTCCATCTGTAGCGGCTTTAAGACCTACTACATTTAAGGAGTCAAAGGCTACTATTGTGCTCTCTGCTCCATTTTCTGCGACTTGGACTGTAAATTGTTTAGGAGTTGTAAAGTGACTTGAAGGAATAGAAAATACTCCAGTGTCGCTTTCATATATATTATCTCCACTTCTTTGATCTCCGTTACCACTACTAAAACTACCAGTAGTTCCATCTAGTATAAATCTAAATCTTGGATGTGTAAAGTTTTTTGTTAAGGCAGTAAAAGTTATATTTCCACTTGGAGTAGGGCTTGAACCTGAGCTATTATATATTACAGCACTTTTATCTGCTGTTAATGTTACAACTTTTGCATCTGTACCTGCTGCTCCTGCTGTACCTGCTTTAGATTTTGCAATAGTATAAGTTTGATCAATTGTAAAACCTGTGCCTGTAGGAGATACAGAAGCAGGTATAGTTGCTCTTAGTACTGCAGTTCCTATGTCAGCACTCATACTTCCTATTGTGTATGCTCCTGTTCCTGCATCTATAGAAACATCAACCCCGGTTTCGCTCTGTACTGTATACGTGCAATTGCTTGTTTTATCTGTAGAACCTACAAATACTTTAAAAGTTCCCCCAGCATTTGTAAAACTTGCTCCACTTCCATTACTTGCAGTTGATACTACATGCGCAGAATTAGTCAAGAAAGCTGTAGTTGAATCAGAACCTGATTTAATACCAAAAATAGTTACAGAATCAGAAGCTTTTATAGTCCCATTAGTTGCTCCATCACGAACTTTTACTTGTACTTCTACAGTTTCTCCGTCTCCTGGCTCGCTTGCTTGTGGCAGCCTGAAGGCATTAAAAGCATACGAAGCGCTGTCTATAGTTCTTGTACCAGAGGATAGTATACTTCCTACTGGTGACCCATCTACTAAAAATTCATAGAAAGGAGCACCACTAAATGCAGAAGAACTTGTTCCAGTATTTCCTTGTAAGTCTGTTGTAAATAATATAGTAGTACTTGGATTTTCGGAGTCTGGGTCGTTTGCACTGTAAGTTATAACACTACTGCTTGGGTCTAATTTAACTGCGGCCGCAGATACTCCTATACTACCCGAAGAACCGTCTTTGGTTATTGAAATAGGTACAAGTTCTGTAAATAGTTCTCCACTTGTATCTGTAACTTGTACTTTTACAAACTTATTTGTTGAAGCTACTGAAAAACTCGAAGCATCTACTGTAGCTTCATATGGAGAGCTTGTGTCAGATAAAGTTACTGCACCATTTGTAAACTGTACATCTGTTTGAGAAGTTTGATCTGTATCTAATAAAGTAAATATAACTCCGCTTGAGTCTGGAGTAATATTTCTTAATGTTGCACTAAGTTTTACATCTTGAGCTGTGCCCGAAGGAGTTAAAACATCAGAGTCATTAAACTTAACCTGTATACTGGAAACGTCTACGTCTAACTGTGCAGATAGTGTTTTAGCTACCCCAGAAACACCTGCACTTGCATTATAGTCTCCTGTCAATAATATAGTTTTATTTGTGTTTGTTAAACTTGAGTTTCTCTTGTGTCTTACCCAGTAATAGAAAGTTCCTGCATCAGCGACAACATCATTAAAAGTTACTGCATCCGATATAGTTGCAAGCAAAGTTGCATTAGCTTGGCTGTCTGATGTATGTCTGAATATCTCTGTATAATCAGAAGCTGCAGAAAAATCAGTAGCATTATTCCAACTAACTGTAATTACCCCAGGCTTATTATTAGTAGTAGTTAAACTTGTAGGAGCTCCAGGCTTCTCTAATGAAGGATTAGCTCCAGTTTGTGCTGCGTGTGCTATAGACGCTCTCTGAGGAGTAATAGCATATATTGAATCGTCATATTCTCTTGCTTTTACACTAACAGTGCAGTTAGCATTAAAAGTTAGATTCTCTATTCTAAATCTTTTATTTGTGAAATTGAATGGAGAGTAGCTTATAGAAATTACTTCTCCTGCTTTAAGTAGTAAGCCTCGTTGACCTACTGTAAAACTTATTTCTTTACTAAATCTTGATTGTACTAATTCTTTTTCTACATTGATTCTTCCATTATAATAGTTGGTTATGCCAGTAAAAGGAAAACTACCTGTTTTGATAACATTTCTATCAGCTTTAAGGAAGTCAGAATTAAAGAAACTTATTGATCTACTTCCCCAATTATTTTGAGGGTCTGATAAACTTGCTTTGATTGTATTTTTTGAAGTTCTTTGTGTGTTATCTACTAAAGAGATATTACCTATAATATCTTCGTTTTTAATATGTAAAGGGTTGCTTTGTATACCATTTGAAATACTCTCTACTGGTGCATCTACTTGAGTTTCTACATTCAATTCATATTTTCCATTTGAATATGTTAGAATACCATTAAAATGACTAAGTAGTGCATTTACATTAGCGAATATTGATTTAGAAGTATCTAAGGTAAAGTTTGTTTGATGTCTTGTTACCCATTCCTGATCATGACTCTCCCAGCCTAAGTATCTCCAGTATTTTATAAAGTCAGAGTCATATAAAGAATATTGAGGCAAAGTACCATTAGTAGCAAGACTTAAAGATGACGGTCCTGTTCCAGACTCTCTTGTTAGAGTTACAGAACTTAAATACTTAAATCCATTTGTAGTACCTGAGCTATGTGTAGGTGCGGTATTTTTGAATCCCGCAGTAGTAACTTCATATACCTTATCTTCATGTATAACAAAATCTCCAATCGTGTAAAGCACATAATTAAAATACTGTCTAAAGAACTTTCCTGATACTGCTGTAAAAGTTACAGTATTAGTAGAAGAAGTATTAGCTAATACTTGTCCAGAGGCTACGTGATTAGATTGAGTATCTACTAATTTATATACGTCTCCTTTTACACAAGATTGATTACTTGTTAATGTTAAAGTAACATCGCTTCGTGTATCACATAATAATGCTGAAGCTTTAAAAGAAGGTAAATCTAATTCTGTATATCTATTTAAGTCTTTTCCATATCTTTTATTTGTAATATAATCTAATGTTTGTATTGCTGGATTGGTAGTAGCTCTTAAGTCTTTTCCTCTACCATTTATAGTAAACTTGTTATTGCTTGTAACGACTTGAGTAAACGGTGCATCTAAAGATACATATTTATTTGTAGTATCGAAAGCAGTTACTGTTCTTTCCTCTCCTGTCTCTACTATTCTTAAAGTTTCTCCTACGATAGAATTTGCATTTGTAAGAGCATTTACAGAACTATTAGAGCTAAGGTCATATACTCTTGCACTTGCTACTTTAACTCCTGTTACTGTTTCATTGGCATCAAAAGTACCCCTGAAAGTTATAGTATTCCCGCTCCATGTTCCAAAAAATACAGTGTTCTCATTTCCCTCTAATATAGTTCCTGTTAGACTTCCTATATTATATACTGTTTCTGTATTACTTCCAAAAACATTTTTTAAAGTATTTGCATTTGTAGTAGTAAAAGTTGCGGATAACACTCCAGAACTATTAGTGGACATACTTGAGGGAGATATAAATAAATCTGGAAAGTTTACTGCAGTAGATACTGTACCAGCATTATGGCTTAACATATGCCACTCATTACTTCCACTTTTTAAACGAACGTATGGATATGTAGCAATTCCATCTGTACCATAATTTAAGTTAGGTACACTATCTAATCGTATTCTTGTTTCTTGTACACCATCTGAATTATAATAAGAATAATTATGTACTACTCTGAATACTTTGTCGGTGCCACCATCTACAAAAGGAGTAGCATCATCTTCTATAGTAATCCAAGAGCTACCATCTGTAGATACTTCTACATTACAAGTACTTCCATTCTTAAAGTTTGTAGCAGCGTCAGAAGCTCCTAATACTTTATCTTGTACGAAAGTTCCATCATAGTTATGGCACTCTAAAACTTTTCCACGTATTACATATTCTACTTCAGGTATTGTTGTTTGGTCTGCTTCAATAGTAAATTTCATCACTGTATATGCAGTATCTAATAATCTGTGATTAGGGCTCCAGTAAGGTTGTGACCCAGTATAATAATCATTCTGAATTTTAAATCCATTGTTTTCTGCTATAGTAACTAAACTATCATCTGCTGACTGATCTGAAGAACCCTGATGAAAAGTAAAAAACATATCAAAAGGACTTGAAATACTTGCATATTCTGAAGTCTGTAAACCCTTACTACTTGCTGACGATAGCAGTCCTGCAATATTATTTTCATTTACTGAGTTATAGGCAAATCTTGAAGCATATGAGTGTCGTTTGAATCCTATATAATCAACACTCTCTTCTCCTCCAAGTAAGTCAAAAGATGAAACATCAGTAGCTGTGGCAAAAGCACCTGTTAAAGCACTACCAGATAAAGTATCTCCTCTATCTGCTCTACCATAACATTGTAATTGTGTTTCTGCTCTCTCTGTACCATTTACAGCGTTTCTAACTTCAAAGTCTGACTGGTCTGTACATATAATAGGAGAACCCTCAAAGTACATATTGTAGAGTCCTTGAATTTTCCCTTCTGCTAATGCATATGCAACGTATACTTCTTTTGAATTATTATTTTTTGTATCAGCAAATACAGGTATTCCAGGTACTCTTTGTACTCCATAAACTACGGGTAAGTGTCTGCCTTTTAAATGAACATTTAAATCAACTTGATGGTCTACCTCATACTGCTCTTCTACTGTGTAGCCTTTCTTTCCGCCAAACATTCCAATAACTCCGCCCCTTCTTTTTTCTTTATATACTGTACGAGTTTCTGTTGTTTTATAGTTTGCTATAGTATTCAGTGATGTTTCTGCGTGTTGAAAACCTAAGTCTGTTGCATAAGAAGGTTTAATTGCACTATCAATAGAAGGTTTACCGTTTGAGTCTAAAGATCTATGTACTTCATCTAATGTAAGTCTTCCACCTACTTGTACAAAGTCTCCCCAATGACTTGTTAGTCCCCATTTTACTCTTGAACCTGTTGGAGCTTCAGATATAGAAGTACTTGCTATTATTCCTTTGAATATTTGTACTGCACCTTTCTCGACTCCTTCAGCATCAAAAAATATCTTATGTACAAAAACTTCTCTATTTGTAAATAAAGGATTTGAAGCATTAACTCCTCTATCAAGAGTCGCTCCAGATAATTCTTCATTCTCCAAAGTCATAGTTAGATTTTGATTGCTAATAGTCTCTAAAGTACTATCATCAGTATCTGTTCCTGTTACTGCTAATGTTATGGCTTGATTGTTATTTGAAAAAGAAGAAATGATAAAAATTCTATGACTATCTCCATTGGAGTAGTTCTGTCCGTTTGTTCTTACTATCTTTACCTTGTCGCCTTCTCTAAATCCTGCTTCTACAAAATCAACTTCTTCACTACCATCATATAATCCAGTAGTAGCTGCACTTAATGTTGCTCCAGTCTGACTACCTTTAAAAGTGTAAGAAAGCCCTAAGTCTTCTCCTGAAAGTGTTAAAGACATATTTGTAGCTCTTGCTACAGTAGTCTCGGAGTAGTTTCCTACGGACTGCAAACGATGCGCTCTGTAGATATTTCCATCGTAGGATATATCTCTTGCTCCATCTGTTAAATAAACGTATCTATTCGCACCTGTACGAAATTCTCCGTCTTTCGGATTAAAAGGTCTNTCAAACTTTACTAAATGAGCGTATTCAAAAGGCTCATTGTTTATTAGTAAGTTTTCAACATTAGTTGGTATATCTCTTTTTGGCATTATGGTTGTGCTTCCTCTAAGTTAAGTGCAAAAGAATATAAGTTATTAGTTCCTAAACTATATTCTTGAATGTCAGCTGTTTGTACTACTCTTACTAAAGGTTCGGAGTATACGAGTGTTGAATTATTTGATACATCTTTTTCAAGTGGAGGAGTTATATAGTACCTTCTCTCATCTGATGCGATTGTATCTGTTGTTAGTCTGTTTGTGTTGTCTGCAACTCTTGTTATTTGGTAAATCTTTTTATGATTAGAGTTACTAGAATCAGTTATAGTAAACATATCACCAGGTCTTAAACCTCCTGTTACGCTACCAAACCCATCTACTTTTATACTTGTTGCTCCAGCAGTTGCTGCTCCATCAACACTAATAGTGCCAGAAGTTGCTGTTCTACTGGAAGAATATTGCGGTAACGCCACAAAAAATGGCTTTAGTCTACCACGCTTCTCTAATAAAAATGAGTATACGGGCTCAAACTGATCTCGAGTCATTGGATTGTATGTTATATTAATTTTCCAATTGTGCCCAACTATTGCTCGAGTTATCACTCTACCACTATTTGTTCTTGTGAATGAAGTAGGCTGTTGGCTTTCAAATTTAACCGTTTTAAAGCCTGGTCCTGCAAGTCCACTTGACGAGTTTTCTCCAGCTTCGGTGATTTTATAATTTGGGTCTGGCAAGCGATTTGCGAAACTAGTAAATGCCATTATGTTTTACTCCCATATGCCATTGGATCGATAGTAGGTAAAAATTCTTCTCCGTTCTCATTGGCTGCTTCTCTTATCATTCTAATAAGGTTTCCTCTTTGATTAATTAATAAGTCCTCTACACCCGTTGCGTCTACTGCATTGATTGTAAAGTTAACATTTGTTTCTCCTCCGCCTAAAGCAAAGTTTGGTGTAATATCTACTGGAGCAGAAGGACTTACTATTTCAGGGCCTCTTTCTCCTACAATGATTCCTTCTCCGCCGTTTGCGTAGCCTTTACGTCCCATAGCTCCACCGGCCCCGCCTAAGTTAGTGCCGTCTGTTCTGCCACCCCTTAAGTAGTTAAGTTCTCCACCTGATGTTTGTTGTGCTGTGTCTACTGCGCTTCCTCTTTTTCCTATACTTAGAGAAGTGTTTTGTACTGGTAATTCTGAAGAGCCTCCACTAAACTGAGTTTTCCTAATCATAGCTACTTGAGCAAGACCAAGTGCTCCAATAGCAGCCGCCGCCGCAATATTAAGAGGAAATGGCATTGTTGCAAAAGTTTGAGCTACAGCAGAGGCAGTACTTATTAAAGCTTGTGCAATTTGCATTTTCTTATTAGTTTCAAAAGCTTTTCTTTGTATGGCTTCTTTCTTTTTCTCCATACCTTTTATTTTATTAACAGACTCTTCTGATTTACCATCTAAAGCTTTTTCTTTGGCTATAGCTTGGTCTATTAGTGAAACTTTTTGTTCTGCATATGCACTTATTGTTTGTGATAAGGCTCCCACTACAGAACCAATGTTATCTGCTACCGCTGCAAACTTTAATGCATTGGCTTGCATTCCTGAAATGCCGTCTTCCCCTTTCTGTGCTTTATTTATCTCATCAAACTGCTGAGATAGGCTAGGACCTATTTCCATGACTGTCCCTAGGAAACTTGACAGGGCTCCTACCGCTGCTCCGTTTTCACCGAAAGTATCCTTCATTATTTCACCGAACTCTGTAACCCTACTAGAACTAACAATCATTTGCTCATTAAAAGTATCTAATACTCCCGCACTTGAAAATACTGCAAGATTTAAACTATTAGATAGACTTGAAGTAAATTCTTTACCAAAAGCGTTAGAAAAAGCATCTTGAAGAACATCTACAGTATTATTAGTCATCTCTATAACTTCTTTATCTATTACGTCTGTAAGATTCTTTAGGTTTGTACCTATATCTGATATAATAGTGTCTGCAACTGTGGACTCAATAAAACCTGCCGCTTGATAAGCCTTAACTTGTGCTTTTAATAGTGTGGCTTGTATTATTGCGCTTTGTTTTTCAATCCTTGCTTTTTCTTCTGCTATAGTTACTTTTTCGTTTTCTACTCTTATTTGTTCTTTTAAAAGGTCTAATGGAGAAGCGCCTTTTCTTCCCGCTGCTTGTCCTGCCGCTTTGTTACTAAATGCGTTTTCTTTTTGAGTTAGTTTTTCTTTCCTTTCTTGTATTTTTAAAGCTTCTTTATCTACAGACAGCGCTGCGTTAGAAATATTAAAAGCTTTTTGAGCCGTATCTAAATTACTTTGCAATACTATTCCTTTTTCTTCCAAGAGTCTTATATTTATTTGAGCTTTTTGTTGCTCTGTAGTGGCGCTATCCTTTAGTTTTTCTTCAAGATTATTAATAATCTCCGATCTTGCCATCTCTGCTTCTGTAAGGCCTAGTTTATTTCCTAGTATTTGATTTGTAGTGTACGCTTCCTCTTTTCTTAACTTTAAAGTTTTCGTTAATATGCTATTTGATATCTCTGCGCTAGATTTGCTTTTTCCTAGTAGTGCTTTTTCTGCTTTTTTAAGTTGGTTGATTTGCGCTTGAGTTTCTTTTCTTGTTAATTCTTGTTTTGTCATCAAAATTAAAGTATCTAAAGAAATTCCTAATTGCTCATTTCCTATTACTCCTAGAGCAATTAGTTGTCTTTCTAGATCTCCTTGTAACTTCCCTAAGGAGGTTTTTTGTAGACTATCTTTTATATCATCTTTTCTTAATTTATCTATCTCATTTTGAGTTTTTAGAACTTTATTCTGGGCTTGTATAAATTCGCCACCAAATATGTCTGCTACAGAAGAGCCAGTATTTAAAAAAGAAACACCTATTTCTCTATCTGCATTCACTATACTTTCTGCTGTATTATACTTTTGCAATCTAGTTGCTTCTTCTTCTACTATGCTGATTTCATTTTGAATTTGTTTCAAGCTATTAATTAACTCTGTAGTGTTAGTTTTTGGTAAGAACTTCTGCATAAATTGAGAAGCTGTTTTTTCAGTATCTCGTAGTACATTCTGTACTCCTGTTACTGCTTCTCCAACATTTCCAAAAAATAGTGCTGCCTGTTGAGTTACTTCATATACTTCATCTCTAAAACCTGTTAAATCGCCCTCTAGTAATTTTCCGAAAGTTAAATTTTGTTTTATAAATTCTCCATATTGAGGAATATCACTTTCAAAAAGATTTTTTAAAGTATCGATTTCTGCACTTCCTTGAAGACTAAATGCTCCTGTTAAGGCTTTGTTAACCTCATCTGCACTTGTGAGTGCAGAGGCTGGTATCTCATACCCTATCATTTCTTGAATACGTTTAGAAGCATTTTCAGCTCCCTTCTCTAATAATTCGAAACCTTCATAAGCTTCGCTGGAGGCGAATATATCACTTGTACTTATAAAGTCGGGTAAAGCTTGACGTTTTACTATATCGTCTACTTCTCTTTCTTCAGCCAAAGCCTTTCTAGCTTTTCTTGTTTTTTCCAATTGCTCGGCTGTTTCTGAAATTGTATTACTTAATATTTGAAATTGTCTTATTTGTGAAACTTGGCTTGGTAACTCTCCTGAAATAGCTTTTTGATACTCTACACCTTTATCGGCAATAGAATCTAGTATTGTTCCTAAAGTCTTCAGTTCTTTTTTATATTCCTTTACTAATTTTGTATTGAAGAATTTATCATACACGATCAATGCAAGTCCAATTGCTATGGTTATACCTGCTATTATAGGTAAGAATTTAAGAAGAAAAGCACCAGCAATTTTAGCTTGAGAAGCTAGTTTTCCAAAAGAATTTTTTAAAGCAGTATTTGCTCTTGTAAACATTCCACTTTTCTTTGCTCCATCTTTTAAGTCTTCAGTTCTTTTATTAAATAATACATTATTAGCTGTTAATGCTGAAACAAGTCCTATTTCTCCAGTACTAACTTGTTCTAAGACTTCTGCATTTCCTTTTAAATATGTTGCCTGTACTTTAGCATTGGAAGCTGCAAGAGAGAAAACATCTTGTTTTGTTTCTGCTGCTTGTAATTGTTCTATTAGTAGTATTTGCTGCCTAATTAATCTAAGTTCTTCTTCTTTTGCCGCTTTGTTTTTTACAGAACCTGCCAATAAATTTTTAGACCTTAAACTTTCCGATCTTCTTAGAGATAAAAGAGCTTTATCTAGGTCTTTGGTACTATTTGTTCCTGCTGCAATTCCTTTTTGAAAAACTTGGAAGTTTTTTGTACCTAAACCAAAAGCTCCTACCTGGCCTCTAGCTACAGCTGTTTGAGATTTAGCGAATTCTGCCATTCCGTCTGCCATTTCAAATGCATTTTCAGCGACATCAGCGGCTCTTCCTGCAAACCCTGTTAAAGCTGGAATCATAGTCCCTACAATAGTGCTACCAAAGAGTAACATAACCCCAAACAAAGTAGTAGTACTACTTGCAAGAAGTCCTACAACAGTTTCTAAATTTAACGTTTTATTAATAAAATTAAATATATCTTTTGTTAAATCTGCAAAAGTTGCTCCTAACTTTTGATAAGCTGTAGTATCCGCTGCTTTTGATATCTCCCCAAACTTAGCTTCTCCTTGTACTAAGATAGCATTCATAAATGCTTGTCTTCTTTCCATCTGTGTTAAAGCAGACGCACCTTTTCCTAACTGTGCAGCATATTGCTCTACTGCGTCGTCTAAACGAACCATAATACCTAATTCATCTAAAATTTCTGGTTCTAGCTTAATCGCACCTCTTGTAAGCCTATCAAAAGCATCTCCTAAGTCTCTGCCTAGAGCGGTTGCAGCCCCTTTTGCTATTTCTGCAAGACCTGTTAGTTCTTTTGCTCCAAAACCGCCTGAGATACCAATAGCAGCTGCACTAGAAGCTTGTTCTAAACTTAATGCATTTCCGGTAGCCTCTCGTAATTGATCTGCTAGTACACTCAGTGTTCTTCCTGACTGATTACCTATAATCTCTAAACCTTCCCTTAGCTTCGTAAACTGAGCAGCTCTTGATAACGCTCCGAAAGCTGCAGTTGCCGCAAAAACGTTAGCAGCTAATGTTGCATAGGCACTAACAAGTGTGCTTGAGCCTCCTCCAGGTCCACCAATCGTTTGAGCCATTTTTGAAAAAGATTTAGCACCTGCTAAGTTACTTTGATATAAACTTTTCTGTTGTTTGTGAAAATCATTACTAGACTTTTTTGTCTTTTTTTGCGCAGTAGATACATTATCCAAACCTTTTTTGGTGTCTTTTAAACTTCTCTGAACTAATTGAAATCCATCAGAAGTCATTTCAACTTTTATGTCTGCTATTATATCGCTCATTTTTTATTTCTTACTCTATCGTACTCAGCTTTTAATTTTTTCTGAGATCGTTCGATAGTCCTACTGTCTAACCACAGTATTATATTATATACAAAGTCTACTTCATGCTCAGCAACTTTGTAGTGTTTTAACAAAAATTCTAAATTAGTAAAATCTTTTCCTGTATACCCTATTTCTGGATAAATTCTATCGCCTAAGGAATTAAAAATACTCATAATTATTGAAATTATATCTGGAAAATCTTCCCAGTCAGGAGGACATTTATCCCAGTCTACTTCTTCACCAGTTTGCTCACACATCATGAGATACTGGTCTTTTGTCATACCTATATCTTTATTATTTAGATACGTTTCCAGATGCTTTAGTAACTTTTCTTGGTTGCTTGCTACGAAAGTTTTCTAAATCAAAGACTACCTCATTGAGCCAGTTATCAAATTCTGAAGAATTTTCTACTAGTACGTGTGCGTTATCTAGTGAATACTCCATCTCTTCTTCAGGATTTTGACCTGCTAGGTCAACTAAGATTAAGTCTTCTAAATATGAAAGTTTTAAACCTTTCCATCCTTTAACAGTTGCTTCAGTAAACTCTTTTACAAATTTTTCATCATCTAAAGACTCTTCGAAAGCTCTTGTTTTTCTATTAAACTTGTTTGAGGTACACTTCTTTCTTAAGTTTACCAATTCTTTTCTAGATAAATTTGCAAGTTCTACTTCAAATCCGTCTAATCCTGGGAACTCTGCCCAAGTAGTTTTACTGTCTACCAGTAATGATTTTAAATCCATTTATTTTCTCCTAATATGTTATAATGGTTCCTAAATTTGCAGGACTAGTTACTATTCTATAATCAACTGTCTGCGTGTAAATTTCTGCAACATTGCTTCTTTTTGTAAACATGCAACCTGTTAAGTTTGCATTTAAAAAAGTAGAATTATTAACTGTCGTTTTTATTCCTATTGTTGCTGATGTATCAAAAGACTGAAAAGTAGAAGAATTATCACTTGTTATATATTGTGTGATATTTCCACTTACTACTCTATCTCCTAATGTATAAGTTGTCGGATACATAGCATTACTTGCATTAGTAACTGACAAGCTATTTTGTAATGTTTCAAAAGGAGTCCAATCTATATTATTCTGCACTTGTAAAGTTGTAGTAACTAGATTCGGTACATCGACTGAATCAACTTCTACATCTAAAAGCGAAAGGGTGGGAGTTCTTGTTGAACTAGCGCTTACCAGTGAACCTGGAAGCGAAAAGCTGGCATTTCCCACTCTACTTAGTTTTTTGGCTTGTCCACTCACAGTTAATATAAGTGGTGAGCCTTTTGCTAAGTTAAACTCTCCTTGAGTAATTACGCATCCTTCTAATTTGAAGGTGCTCTCTCTGGTTACGATATATAAGTCAAACGATTTTAATAATTGTTCTCCGTTACTAGTATCATAATCAGTCAGAAGACTTTTTACAATTGTTTCATCTTTCTCTTGAGTTAGATGAACTGCAAAACTAAAGTTTGCGGGATTTGCTTTTGTTATACTTGTTCCCTGAAACATCTTTGTTTGATCGTGCAAAGTCTTTACTTCGTATGCATCTTCCGCGAATGTTTGTGAGAACGACACTTCAGGAGTCGTTTTAATTAAATAACGACTCCCATTGTGTACGATGTGTACACTACTTTCTCGAAGTAGATTGTACGTTGCCATGTTTATACAGTATAGTTATTGGCATATGCAGAATCACTATGTTTAGTTAATCCTTTATATTTTACTGTTAACTCATTACCTGTAGATAAGTCAGTACCTTGAGCCGCGAATTCAACGGTAGATGATATAATATCAGCTGTTTCAATTGACGGTATTTGTAAATGAGTTTTTGGTAGATCAAACTCTACTAATGGTGTAGCTGTTGAGGCTCCTCCCATAAATATGCTCATATCAAATGAGGTATTAACTAAATCTGTAGCTTTTGTTAAATCTGACAATAGTTCGTTAGAACCATCAGCCTTAGTATCTAAATACATAGTTAAAGAACCACTTATCTGTCTTGCTCCTGAGAAAGAACCTATTGGAGTATCAACAACTCCTAAAGTTTCTGGAGTAACATAAGTAATATTATTAGCAATAGTTAAACTTCCGCCTGTAATATTAATTAAATATGTTTTTGTTCCAGCTCCTAATAAGTCTAATACTTCAGCAGAGCCTGAGCCTGTTGTAGCATGAGTTAAACTTAAAGTAGATAACTTATTTCTTAAATAGTCAGCATCTGAAGAACCTGTAGTATCTACAAAATTATAACCTTCGATATAAGTTTTTGCTGTGACAGCTGCACTTGTAGTTGCAGTACCGCTTCCTTTAGTTACTTCAAGTGATTTTGAAGGGTCTTCAATAGCTGAAGTTACCTGATCAATAGTTGTTGCGTTACCTGACCAAGCAATAGTAGCAATACCATCAATTGAGAAATCAATCTCTGCCTGGTTAACTTGACAGTCATTTAGTCTATATGTAGTATTTTCTAATACAAAGAAAATATTTAATTTCAGCATTTCATGATGGTCTGATCTTACGAACGACACATCTGCATCTGTACCATCACATGTTACAGCAGTTGCTGAAGTTCCGCTTAAGCTACCTCCAGCAATATCTTTACCTGCAATAGCAGCCCATAAAATATTTTCACACATATCCATATGATTTTCAGTTCTTATACTATTAGCACCATGTTTGAAAGGTCTTACATAAGTTGAGAATGACCACTCAGCTGGAGACAATGAATCATTGAATCTTTTTGAGCCTCTGCTTGGGGTTGCACCCGCTTCATTAATTGTTACATCAGTAGATTCTGAACTTTGTGAGAAACTATACCCATCTAATACTCCCATTTTGAAAGTATTTGCTGTTGATCCGTTGCCTTTGAAAAGTCCTGTAGGCTGTCTTGAGCCGTCGGCAGTTAGAGAAGTTACTCCTTTTGCTGCACAAACAAAACCTGTTCCTGTACCTGTAGATGCGCCTGCATTTACTTGAGTAAGTGTATCATCATCAGACAGTCCTGTTCCTCTAAAGTTATTTGGAATTTGAACTTTGTTGACAACTCCACTACCTGTTATTTCTGTAACTATGACTTTTACGCCATCGCTCAAAGTAATTACATCTCCTACTGCGTGTCCTGTACCTCCAGTAAAAGTATCTACATCTATAAGAGATCCACCACTTGCGTGGACTCCGTTAGCTGTTGAAACAAATACCTGGGTATTTCTTGATAGATTTAAAGCCATTTTGCTTATCTCCTATAATTTATAATGGAAAGGGTTTAGCGAGAATTTTCTGCTTTACCTGTTTCCTAATATCGTACTTCGATTACCATTTCACCAATACCTAATGGAGTAATAACTCCTTCATCTGTACTAATCGATTGAATAGTAGCTGATGTGCTTGATAGGTGTGGTGATACAGTATCATCATACACTAGTATATCATTGTCATCTATGATTCTTTCGATATCTTCTAATAATAATGATAAATTTTCTTGAGGGTCATTTGCATCTTCTACATAAACCCTTATTGTTATTGTTATGAATCTCCATTTAAATCCTCCAGGTTGGTACTGTCGCACCTCATCGCCGGCTACAACACATACCTTAGGGTACTGTTGAATTTCATCTAAAAATACTAAGTGTGAATCAGCATTTTGATAAATGTTTGAATTAAATGGATAATTCCCATCAATTTCTTTTATTTTGTTTACAAGAGCTTCGGCTATCTTTTTTCGTTGCGTTCTATGTGCCATTATACTCTCCTAAGTGTAAATCTTTTTCCTACTTCAGCCTGTGCTAAACTTCTTATACTTTTTGTTATTAAAGGTTTAGGATTATAACCTGTAGGCCATTGTTTTGTGCCTAAGTTCTCAAAAGTAGAATAAACTCCTTGTTTATTTTTACTAATTCCTCCACCTGAAAGAGTGTATGTATATTCTCCTGTTAGTGTTGCTCCCGTATCCCTTAAATTAAGCAGTTGAACACTATTAGAAAATATTCCTGTTCTATTTATTAAAGCAGGTCTTCCCATATTTCTTCTTACTTCTGCAGGTAATCTAGCATTTATAAGTCTTTTTAACTTGTTTAGTTCTTTTTGTAGAGAGCCGTCGTTGGTTTCTCTTTTATTAGTATCTTTCTTTGTCTTTGAAGTTACTGCTAATATAGTTGAAATCTTTTTTGCTTGTTGCTGTACTCTGCTTCCTCTGCTTTTTAGTTTATTAGTAGCACGAGGCAGACTTGCTTTAACTTTGCTTTTTTTACTTGACTTTGCCTTATATTTCGTAATCGTTTTACCTTTCAAAGTATCTTTTATTTGGTTTTGTAAAACTTCCTTTATAGTTTTGGACCCTGCCAAGTTTTCAGGGCCTATTTTTTTAATTTCTTGTAGTAACCTATTTATTCTTTGTTTATCTGCTTTACTAGTATCGGTGGCTTCGCCCCCTAAAGCTGCAACTCTTGCTCTTCCTAGAAGTTTTTGAAAACTACTTTTCTCTTCATGTTTACTTTTTGTTTTTATTTCTACTACCGATAGAACTTTTCCATCTTTTAACCCTGATAAATCTTTTCTTTTTAAAATTTCTATATCGTATTCTCCACCACTTCTTCTATACTGTTCTATACCTTCTTTAAATTCTTTTGGTGAAATTTTTCTGCCAAGAGAAGTAGAAATTTCACTAGCTAGTCGTAGTCCTCTAATATCAGCAACTACTCTTCTTAGCCCTGGTATATGTGAAGTGCTAAATTTCGATTCAGAACCGTATTCTCCTACAAAGTCATCATCTGTTCTTGCTACTGAACCATACTGTTCTATGTTTCTTATTATGTTTTCTATTGCTTTTATAGTTAAACTTAAGGTAACATTTATAGGTTCTACAGTAATATGGTCTAACTCTACTAATTCATCTAAATACCCAGTTAATCTATTCAAAGCTTTTCTTAAGTCTTCTATAGGCGCTTTACTTTGTAGTACTTGCGTTATTTCTGCTAGAGACTCTGGACTGAATACATTATTATCTAGAGTATTATATAATTTGGCTAAAAAAGAGTCTATATTTCCTATTTCTGCTAATTCTATCTGTTTAAGTTTATCTCTTACTTTATCAGCGCCTCTAAATATATATTTTTGCTGCTCTCTTAAAAGTTTAGTATATTCTGTACTTTTTGTTTTCTTAAACTTTCCTCTAATATCTGCCATTACTTATGTATCTTATAAAAATCCAATATACGTTTAATATGATCTGGAAAACCTATGTTTTCTCTTAAACTTGTTGATACAGGATTTTGTATCTGTGCGCCTGATATAGATAAATTTGCTTTTCTTTCATCTTTTAAATAGTACTTCACTAAGTCAAAACACGCTAATTTTAAATCTTCTGGTGTTGCCGCATACCCTGAAGTATAGACAACTTTTACTGCTTTTCTACCTTGAGGAAACATTTTGTCTCCTGTTGCAGTTGTTCTGAAAACAGTGTCGAGTGCTTCATCTACTACATATTCGTATTTACCACTACTATCAGAGTTACCTGTTATTAAAGTCGTATATGAGTCTGATTGACTGTCTCTTTCTGAAACTGATGTCACGCTCACAACTGGACTTTCATCGAGTATTATTGCATTTGTGTACTTATCCCTAATATCATAGTATTCGGTCTTTGCACTTGAATAATAATCTACAAAACTTGTGCCACAGTATGTTTTTACTGTTTGGCTGATGGCTGGTATAATAACGTTGATTTTTGAATCTTCGGAAACCCCGGTGAGTCCCGCGAAATCTTTATACTGTGCTAATGTTATTAAATTTGCCATAATTAAAAAGTGGGAGTGTTAGGTACACTCCCATAAACCTTATTAAGCTAATATTAGCTAGCTTTGTACATCCAACCCCACTTAGAAGTTGCACCATCAATAAGATCGGTAAACCCGATTCTTTGAGAAGCCACTAGGACTCTTCTTTGATTAGCTACTTCGTAGTCTGATTCAACTGTAACACCTCTTAGTCTAGGTAATACGTAGTTTCTTGGATTAACTGCGATAGCACCGAACTTAGAAACTGCTGGTGTAGCAAACTCGTCACATAATAGTACTCTTGAACCGAATACTTGACCAATTTCACCAGAAAGCTTAGTAGCCATGTCGCCAACTAGGTTAGCGTCTTGGAACTCTGCATCTTCTAATAGTTCATAGTATGATCTTTGTGAAACAATGTATACTACTTCACTTGGATTGATACCATATTTACCCATATTCTTTCTCATTTCAAGAAGGTCAGTTGCTACAATTTTATCAGTTGCAAAAGCAGTTGCTGATTGTGTATAGTCACTGTCATTTCTTGCTAAGTGTAGAAGACCTTCAAAAGCTGCACCTGAAGTACCATAAGCACCATCAGCATCATCACCAGCTAAAAGAGCATTCTCGATGCCTCTAGCGTGTGCTCTAACCATTGACTCTCTAATTAAAGGAAGAATTGGTAAGATTGCATCTTCTTCAGTTTCATTACCTAAGTATGATTGTGAAATAAGTTTTTTAGTTGAAAGAGTTCTTTCGGTCATGTCTACACCACCTGCTGAACCAGGGTTATAAGAATCCCCTCTTTCTTGCAAGTTACCGTGTGGGCTTGTCCCAGTAGCTGCTTGGTTGCCTGTAAATTCAGCGTAACCAGCATCCGGTAAGATTGGTATAATCATATTAGCAGAAGTCATAGCGATTTCTCTAAATAGAGGTGCTAAGACTAATTCGTTTTGAATATCTCTTTCTATATTTGTTGAAACAACTTGCTCAAAGTCTGCTGAAGAAACAGCAACACCTGAATGGGCGTTAACTTTTTCCATTACACTTTTAGCTACATCGTTGTCCCATCCTTTACCAGTCGCTAAACCAGCAAATTTTGCGTCAACAATATCTTGCTCAAAAGTTTTCTTCCAGTCACCATTTGAAGTTCTGTCAGAGAAATGTCTTTTGGACTCTCTGATATTCATGATTTCTTCTGATTTCTCAGCTAATTGAGATTCTAAAGATTTAACAACTGACTCTAAATTAGAATAGTTTTCATTAACTCTAGATTCCACGTCATTCATTAGCTTTTCAGCTCCTGATAGACCTGCTTCAACTATAGTTTTAGTTTTTTCCTGATCAGCTACTTCGTTAGCTTTTTGAACTTCAGCTTCATCAGCAGCTTTTTGAGCAGCTTCGTCTGCAGCCTTCTGTTCAGCAGCTTTAGATTCAGCTTGTTTCATTGCAATTTCAGCGGCTGTATCAGCAGCTACTTTCTTTGCAAAAGCGTCTAAATCAAAATTGCTTTCAGGAGATTGTTTTTCGTTTGACATATTTGTCTCCATGTTATGGGATTCCTCCCGTCTTGGCTGCTCAACATTAACAGCGTCTGCTATTTCTGCTGGGTTAGCCTTGTAAAAAGTTTGCTTGTACTCATTGTACTGTTCCATACTATCAAATGACTTGCTTAAGCCAAAGGTTGCCCCTTGGTTGCAAGGAACTGATACTACAGAAACTTCAAAAAGCTCTGCGTCCTTTATTTTATATCCATCGGTTTCAGTCATGTAATCAGCGTCCTTGACTTTGAAACCGACAGAAAAAGCTCCAAGGACACCGTCTTTAATAAGTTGTGTTACATCGCCTGCAGCTTTTGATATCTTTGCAGATATCTCTAAACCGTTTTCTGTAACTTGTAAATCTTTTGCACGACCAATTGGTTTGTCGTAGTTGTGATTGAATAGAATTATTGGATTATTTTTGAAATTCTCTAATCCACCTTTAGTCCATGCATCACTTTCGATAATATCTCCAGCTCTGTCAAGACCATTAGTACTTGCTGATCCTTTAATTTCAACACCGCCATCTTCAGATTCGCCTAATGATTTAAAAGTGCTAGTCCAATGATAAATTTTATTCGACATCATTGTCCTCCACTTCCTTCTTAGCAGGTGCTTTTTTCTCAACAGGTGCTTCTTTTACTTCTGGTGTAGGTACTACGTCTACTGGGTATCTTTTTGATACTACACTAAGTACTCTACTCCAAGAACCGAATGCTCTTCTTAATAAGTAATCTTTAACAGGAACATCAGCTCCTTTTGCTTTATAAGCAGGTAGACCCATTGGGCCGCCTTCTTTTTTAAAGTACTCAGAAAGAGACTTTACCATCATATCTTTTGTCATAATTATTCTTCCTCGCTTGGGGCAGCCTCTTCAGGTCTACCGCCTTGTTCCGGGTTTGTAGCTGAGCCTGCTATATTTGCAGGTACTCTTGGCTCATCAAATCCGGCTACAGGTTCTTTTCCTAATGCTTCTCTTGCTTCGTTAGCACTTAGTATTCCAGTGTTAACTAAAGTAGCATAGTATGCTGCCTGGTCTCTCAATTCTGGTTGTAAAGCAGGAATCCCTGTTACATCTTCATTTAGTGAAAAACCAAAAAATCTTTCTAGTGCATACCCAAGTTTTTTAACTACAGGTAGTACGGTTTCTAGATAATATAATCTGTGATTAGGTCTTATGTTAGCGTTATTACCGCCATCTAGTAAGATGGGTGGTATTCCCATTGCTTCTAGTATAATTCTTTCATTTGCTTTTATTGATTCTGCAAAATCTAATTCTTTAAAGTTTACATCAGTTAAAGGATCTACCTCTAAACCTCCGTCTAATATAAGGGGCCTTCTGCCACCTGAATTAGGGTTATACCTCATACTCCATGCTTGCATCATTCTTTCTTTTACTTTCTCAGAAAGAGTGTTTGGACTTTTAAGTACTAATCCTGGAACTGCTCCGTTTTTAAAGAAGTTATCCTGGAAGTTTCTCATACTTGCAAGTAGTTGCATAGTTCTGTATGCAGGTTTTAGTCTTGGTACTCCTCTATATATGGAGTTGAAACTATTTTCTTTTACATGGATAATTTCGTTTGGACTATAATCTATTGAGTTGTCATATGTAAATTTTTCTATGTAAGTACTATCATCACTATAGATTGTTACTTTATCTGCTGGTAAATGATACAAGTGAGCACCATCAAAGTAAATAAAGATATTTCCATCTATTAGTAAGTCAATAATTAAGTTTCTTTTAAAAGAACTTACGTCTTGAAAAGGATTTGGCTCTACGTTTAGTAATAGCTCTACTTTAGACCTTCTTATATTCTTAAGAATATTATTAGTACCTACTATCTTTTCTCCTACTGAGAATGGAATCTCTGCTACATCATCTACGATCATGTTTACAGCTCTGTTAACAATTTCTAATTGTTCGTAAGCGTTTCTATAATTAGTGATTACTTCGCGAGAGTCAATGGTCATTCCCTCATTTCGGGATATAACATATTGCGAAGGATTAAGTTTTTCCTCGCTATTTCTTCCTAAGAATCTATCATACCATGCCATATTTGTCTCTCTGTTTCTCGACCCATCTTTTTTGTTTCTCTGCGTGTATCAATTTGGGTCTTTTACCATATATTGAATGTAATTTCATATGGTGACTATGGCAGAGTGTTACTGTATCTTCGTAAAGTTCTTTATAGTGTTCATCAATAAAGGCTTCTCGAATCTCTAGTATTTCTTGTTCGTTTTTAATAATTAATTTTTTCTTTTTTATCCAAGTTTCTAGTAGTTCTGTAAGCCCGTGATAGTGATGAAAATCTAAATGTTCGCTGCTACCACAAATATAACAATCGCTTGATTTCTTATATTGTGATTTTGCTTTGTCTCGTACGTATTTAACTAAGTCTCTTTTGAAATTCATATTTCTACTCTTAATTAGAATTATACCAAAAACACACAGCAAATGTCAAGAACTGTTTTTTGTAGGTCTTGTTAGAACGTTGTGGCTGTAGTTTCAAATGTATACAACGCGTAACGCATAGCATCAGCCATATGGGATGCCATGTTGTGTTTTGGTTTCTCTTTTAATAAATTAGGGTTAGGGTCCCATTGGTATTGGTCCAATGAGATAAGTGCTTCTTTGCAAGTTTGATCAACAATTATCTCATCGTTATCAACTACAGTAGCTACATGTCCGATTCCATCTAATACAGATTTCTTGGCGTTTATAGTACTGATATCATAATTTTGTGCAAAGTCGTATCTTGTTTGTTGAGCTGCTGAATCAATATAAATATAATCAATATCCCATTTATGAATTAATTTTTGAATCTGAGCTGCGTGTTGTTCTGTTGTTTTTTCTGCTTCCATGTACTCATCTATAAGATAGTATTTTCTATTATCCCAGTCATAGGCAATTACGCAGAAAGCTGTAGGGTCTTTATAACCTACGTCGAGTCCTGCAAAAACATCCATCTGACTAACGTCGATTTGTGAAAGGTCTGCAATACATTCTTCGTGATTAAATGCCCATACTTGACCTTCGTAAACATTAAAGTCTGCCATGTATTCTTGTGCAAACTCATTAGTTGACATTGTTTTCTTTGCTTCTATAATGTCTGACTCGGATACACGAGGATTTTCGTGGTAAGTTGCTTTCACACTACACCACTCTGGGAATTCATCGCTATGCCCTCTGTAGTAAAACTCAGCAAAATAATTATTTCTACCCCTTGGAGTAGATATAAAAATTGCTTTGGAGTTTTCTTTGTCTAGTGTGGGCCTGAGCGCAACATTGAAAGCATCCCTCCCATCTGTGAGAGCGGCCTCGTCGAATATGATGAGATCATAAGATCTACCCACGACCGAGTCCACCTGGTTAATGGAACCCATACGAATCGTAGAGTTGTTAGATAGTTCAATAACTTTATCTTTTGCATTGTCTCTTAATACCTCTAAATCAAAATGTTTAATTAAGTTTCTTTGCAAATCAAATGAGATTTGCGATAGTGAATAGTTGGGGGACAT